AAATCCCCAGCTGCAACAACCCCAGTTGCAATCCTTGGTGACCTTACCAAGGGTGTTGCATTCGGCGATCGTCGTGCAATGACCGTTGAGGTTTCCGATCAGGTGAAGTTTGTCGAAGACGCTCTTACCTACAAGGCAACCGAGCGTTTTGCATTCAACGCACATGACGTTGGAAACGTTTCCGGTACGGCTTCTGCCCGTGTCCCAGGTTCGCTTATCGTTCTCGCAACCAGCAACGCTTCCTAAGCGTAGCCGGTTCTATCTCAAGCCCTCGGCAGACGTGCCGGGGGCTTTCTCTTTGTCTACTGCGTTAGTCTTGCGCTGATGCTCGTGTGGGATACTTAGGACATGATGACCCGTGCCGAAGCCATTGCACAAGTGAGCCTGTTCGTGGATGCTCAGTCCTACCCGCAGATGTCCACCACTGACATAGGGTCTATCCTTGATAGCCTCTCACGGTTCTCTACATGGACTGCCAGCACGGCTTACTCTGTCGGTGACCGTGTTGTACCAGTAACACCTAACGGTCGTGTGTATGAATGCCGAGTAGCAGGAACTAGCGACAGCACCGAGCCAGACTATCCGGCTTACCCTGCATATCAGTTCCAAGGCTTTACGATTGAGGACGGCTCATCGGATCCGGTGCTAACTTGGGTTGACCAAGGTCCAGTGCAAGTAGAGCGTTATGATGTCCGTTCAGCTACACGTCAAGCGTGGCTAATCAAAGCCTCCCGCTGTGCTTCTGATATTGATGCTAAGGAAGGCACATCAGATGTCAAACTCAGCCAACTGAAAGCGCACTGCATAGAGATGGCTGAACGATACCGCCCGGTGGTGTTCGCATGAGCCCGATTCTGCGTGCAACGCTTCAGGCTGGATTGGTTCGTAACCTTTGCCAGACACCTATTGAGGTTCACCGCTTTACCTTGACCGAAGACGGCAGGGGCGGTGTTACTGAGACATGGCGCAAGGTTGCAGACTACAAGGGTAGATTGTCAAACCAAAGCGACACAGAGAGCATTGTAGGCGGTGGCATCCAGCCATCAGCAGGCTGGAATGTAACCCTTCCGGTTGGTGCTGATGTAATGGCTCACGATAGGGTCTACGTCACGGGTGACGATTCCAAGTATTACGATGTGGTCGGTACAGACTTTGGACAGACCGACCTTTTAGTACAGCACGTAGGGCTGGTGGAGCGGACGGCATGAGTTTAGATAATTGGGTTCAGATAGGCATACAGGCATTTGTAACACTCATCACAATCGGATCTGCATGGGTGGCATTGCAAGTGCGCTTGGCAAAGCTTGAAGTACAAAACGCTGGCATACTGTCTGCACTTGATAGGCAAGGGCAAGAAGTCCGCCTCATAGAACAAAGACTCGGTAAATTAGAAAACAAGGTGAGCGCATTGGAGGCACGAAGGACATGAGCGGAATTTCTATTAAGCGACTGGTCGTAGTTGTGATCGTGGCTTTCGTGGCTTCCTTCACGAGCGTTTTCGGCGATGGTATTCGTACAGCACAAGCGCACGATATTGCCGAGCTGGGCGCAGTGATGGCACTGTATGGAAGCAAGGCGGTAGCGGCTGGCGTCTCCGCTGCGGTGTCTAGTGTGCTGGCGTTCTTGACGATGCCGTTCAAGGGTACGGACATGAACGCTTTGAAGGTGGGCAAATGAACCTGCAAAACTTCCGCATTGAAAAGGAACCTGCACCATCTACTGATTGGCGTGTCTTTGGTGACATTGAAGATGACAACGGCAACATCCTTGGAACGTTTGGGCCTGATGGAACCAGCGTCAATGTCTGGTGGGTTCAGCAAGATGAGCAGTTCCAAGAAGGCATAGTTAATCAGTTTGCGGTGATTATGGCTCAACAGATTATTAGTGGGGATGCCGAGTAATGGCAATTTATTATGTTAGAACAGATGGCTCTGATGCAAATACTGGTCTTGGGTCAAGTTCAGCACAAGCGTGGCAAACGATAACCAAAGCAGTAGGAGCAACCGGTATCGCTCCCGGAGATACTCTTTATATTGCTCCGGGTGTTTATCGTGGTAACTTCACAGCTGCATTTACAAACCCAACCAGTGAAGGTCAACGCATCAACATAAATGGTGATCCGACATCTTCATTCTTCTCAGGTGTGAACGCTGGGCCGGTTATTATTACTAACTACATAACAAATACCAGTCCAAGCGGAATCACTTTTTCTTGTACAAAAGATTACATTACAATATCTAATCTGCATTTCGTTGGTTATCAACTTGGCGGAAGTCCAGCTTTTGGTACGGTTACTGTATTCAATGGGATTTATACAATTGCAAATCGATGTGGATTTTATACTCCTGTTTCCTCTACAGAATCCTATAACTATGAGTTCAACACAAATATAGGTAGTCGTGGGCCAACTATACAAAACTGTGTATTCTTTGGTTTTCTTGGCATTAGGTCAAATCAAAATACTGGTACTGCTTATGACAGCCAAACGTTAGTGCGTGATTGTGTTTTGGTTAATCACAATAATACAAGCCCAACAAACTGCGCCTTCCAGACTAACACATTTGGGTCATCCCCGATTTTTGGTGGCGTAAGAGTTATCAACTGTCGCATACAAGCACCAATAGGAATACGACAATATCCAGGTTATAGAATCAGCACTTCTTTTCCAGTCGTTGTACAGAACTGTATTTTTGAATGTCAGACTGGTATTTCATCAAACAACACTGGTGACATTGTTGAGACTTACAATCTTTTTAACTGTGCAACCGAAAGAGTAAATGTTACGGCTGGTACTGGCTCCTTAACTAGAACGTTTACCAGTCCAGATTTTAGCCTATCTAGGGTGACAGGCTGGGCTAACCTTCCGTATTGGGCTAATCATTTTTTATCAACATCACAAAATGCAGGCATAAATACAAACTCAGATACATCTGACTTTTATGGTGTAACTTGGCTCTCTCCAACAACGCCAACTATGGGAGCTGTTGAATATTCTAGTAATACATCTGTAGGCTCATACATTCCAACGGAGCGGAACGCTTCATCGATAACCATCGCTCCCGGAAGCACATCACAAAGCATAGAACTCTATCTAGGTGCTACAGGCCTTACGTTCAGTACGAGCGGTCTAGCGGCATACTATGTGCGCAATCAGAGCGCACCGGTGGCTATCACGCTGGTAACGCAGACACCTACAGGCGCGTGGACATCTGGTGGATTTGCAGAGATTTCGTCCAGCCTCGTGCCGGGAGTCTACAGATTGGACGTACCTGATGCTGCTTTGGCTGCTGGTGCTGACGATGTCACTGTAGTTGTACGTGGTGCTTCTGGTACTAACGGTGCTGTCATGACGGTGAAACTAAGCAGTGGTGGCTTGACATCAGCGCAGACGGCATCTGCTGTGTGGGGTGCTTCACCTGCTGGATACAGTGATGCTACGACCTTTGGTGGTGTAGTCAATCAGACCGACAGTCTTGTCAATAGCATCGATACGCAAGTGCAGGATGTCCCATCACAGGTATGGGATCAAACAAGGGCAACACACACAACGGTAGGCACGTTCGGCCAGTATGTCAACGCTGAACTGGTAACTCCGGTTACCTCAGCTGCTCTTGTTCGCATGGGTCCGTTTGAGGTTAGGGCTGATGGTCTTGGGGCTTCTGATCCGCTTGACATCCAGAAGGGCGCACAGCACGGCGTAGACATTCAGTGTGTAGACAACAACGGAGCAGGGATTGACATCACGTCTGCAACAGTTACGGCTAAGGTGTACAACAGCGGTGCAACGCTGGTTGACACTTACTCCTGTACGGCAACCTATGCAGCTGATGGACGTGCTACCTTTACTATTGACACGACGGTGACCAACGTACCTGGTACTTACACTGCAACGATTACACGCACAACAGGTGCATCTGATACGCAGATATTCGGTCCACTGCGCATCTATGTGAGGGATATTTGATGGCAATAATCTTTGATTTGACTGAAGACCCTCAGCAGGTCGTGCAAGTCTCCGCATGGGTCGGAGACTGGCACTCCTATGTCGTACGCTTGGTTGACGAACTGGGAAGTCCTGTGGACATCACTACGGGAACTCTTGGTGCAACCTTCACCAACATCCAAACCGGCTCAACGTACACCTTTCCATCCGGATCGGTTACCTTGACAAAGCAGTACAGCGCACAAGGCATCTTGTCGGTTCTCAACCCTGCTGCCTATTCGACAGCTGCTGATATCCGGCTAACGATATCCTTCACGGTGTCCAGCACGGTACGGCGCTTTGGGCCATTGCAG